GCTGAATATGAAGAACAAGGATTCATAGTGTTAAAAGAAGATGAAGCTGAGATTATTACTGGCATGAAAGAGAATATGATCTATGAAGGTAATGCTTATCTAAATGCAAAAGGTAAGATACCTGAAGCAAGTATTTATTGGTATGAAGATGATGTGCTATGTAAATGCAGACCTGATGTTATGTGTCCGCCTTTAGATGAACCTAATTCAGATAACAAGATAGTTGTTATAGATTATAAAACTACTATATCTTGCGAACCTCATGCTTTTAATTATTCGGTTAAGAAGTATGGCTATGATATGCAAGCTGCTTATTATCGAAGAGGGGTTGAAATGGCAGGATATGAAGTTACTGATTTCTTATTCATAGCTCAAGAGAAAGTACATCCTTATGCATCTAAGGTATTTAGAATCACAAAAGAACAAATGGATTATGGCTGGACTATGATGGAGCAATACCTGAATGATTATAAAGAATATCAAAAGGGTAAACCTCTTAGTATTTACAATAGTCCTAATGTTGTGGATTTGGTTTTATAGGAGAAATAATGCAAGAGCTCAAACAAAAAAATCTATTTGAAACAAAAAAAGGCTCATTAGAGAAATATTTTGATAAAGATAAAACTTTAATTATTTCCTTTAGTGGTGGTAGGACTTCAGGCTATATGACTAAAGAACTACTAAAACATAAAGATAAATGGAAGGATATAATTATAACTTTTGCTAATACAGGTCAAGAACATGAAAAAACATTAGAGTTTATCAATAATTGTGACACACATTTTAATTTCAATACTGTTTGGTTAGAAGCTAAAATTACACACGAAAAGGGTGTAGGAACAAGACATAGTGTTGTTGATTTTAAAACAGCTTCTAGGACTGGTAAACCATTTGAAGAGCAAATAAAAAAATATGGAATACCATTTACAGCAGCACCCATTTGTACAAGAGAGTTAAAAGATAATCCTATCAAAAGTTATATCAATAGTTTAGGACTAAAAAAAGAAGATTATATATTAGCAATCGGTATAAGGGCGGATGAGAATAAAAGAGCAAACCTGAATAATGTAAGAAACTTTATTTATCCTTTATTAGATTTAGATGTTGATAAACAAGATGTATTAGATTGGTGGGAAGAACAAACTTTTGATTTAGAAATACCTGAGCATTTTGGTAATTGTGTTTGGTGTTGGAAAAAATCATTCAAAAAACTTATGACCATAATGGTTGAGGAACCTAGTGCATTTGATTTTCCTAGAAGAATGGAAAAGCAATATGCAAGACATGGTGCTGTAGCTAATAAAATACAAGAAGATATAAAATTTTTCAGAGGTTGGAAATCAGTAAGCGATATAGAAGAAATGATTACTGAAGATTTTGAAAAGTTTAAAGACTTGCATTATCTACATATTACTGATGGTTGTGAGGACTCATGTGAGCCATTTCATAGTGAAATTAATGAAGATTTAATTAAAGTGAAAGAAATTAAGTAAGGGCAAATAGATATATGAGAGTATTTAGATTTATGGAGAGTTTATCAATTGCCCTTGAGATTAGTATAAGGGTTTTTGCAAGAGTAGGTAATAAAGTTCTAGCTTTATTATCAAATAAATATTAATATAAAAAGTGGAGAGTCATTATGGACGAAAAAACAAAAAAAGCACTTTGGATTCCTGAAGAATTACATAAGGATATCAAGGTGTTTGCAATCACAAATAATATGAATATCGAATCTGCTACTCAGCTATTGTTGAAGCTAGGCATGGTTTCTTATAAGGAGAACAATCATGGGTCAGCATAAAGCAGCAGTAGAGAAGCGTAGAAAAGAACTAGAGCAAGAAAAACTAGATAAGCAAATCAAGATGTACTATTTCCAAAAGGGTGCTGGTAAGCATTACAGAGAAGTAACTTATATGAGTGGCAAAGTAGTAAGGACTGAGTTTAATGCTTGATTGGATATTGTATTTTATTGCAGGAGTATTTGGATTGGTGTTTATAGGTGGATTAATAAGTGTACTAGCATTTATATACATAATTAGAGAGTTAGACTAATGGTAAATAGCAGAAATAAAGGTGCAGCTTTTGAGAGAGTTATAGTTAATAAACTTAATGCAGTTTTAGAAGATAAAGGTTTAGATGAGAGAGTAAAAAGAAATTTAGACCAATATCAAACTAAAGGCATGGCTGATATTTATTTCAGAAACTTTGCTATTGAATGTAAAAGATACAAAAACAATGGTAAGCAGAATATTTACAAGAACGAATGGTGGCAACAAGCAGTAGATAGTGCTGGTGATAACTTGATACCTATATTGATATATAAGTTTGATAGAAGAAGTATTATGGCTGTTGTACCACTATTTTTAACGAACAACTTTGATAAAGCTAATTGGGAATGCACGTATATGTGTCCTTTATCAGATATATGTGAAAGGTTAGATGAAATCATACAAAGAGCAGATGGATTTAAACAGCTACCTGCTTGAGCAGGACTTTGAAGAATATTGTAGGTTCGCCTATGAAAAAATTCAGAGTGCCTGTAGCTTTCTCGGAATTATAAATGACGAGGATTATGAGAGTTTTAAGGAAAGGTGTTATACCCAACTTGAAACAGATTATTTAAACAGTATTGAGAAAACAATACATTAACTAGGAGAGTATATGGATATACTAGGTGGGATGTCTAATCCCAACAATGAGAGTCAGCAAGTTTATCTTGCTTTTAAAACTGCTCAACAGAAGTTCTTTTTAAATGGAGATACTGAAATTGAGTTAAAGTTCTTGCAATTAGACCCTGCAACTTTTAAAAGTGGTTGGGGAAGATATGCAGGAGAATATCAATATCAATGGGATGCTAAGTTTGGTGTTGCAGAACCTAAACCAGCAGACGATTGGAAAAGAGCCTTTAGTTGCTGTGTTATGCCACACGGACATGACCATGCACTTATTTGGAGTAGATTCACCTTTGCTGAATCAAGTGCTTTTAATAAGATACTAAGTAGCTTTTGGAATCAAATGGATGCTAATAGTGATTCTTTACCTGTTGTTGAATACAAGGGTTCAAAAGAAATACAGGTTGGCATGGGCAGGTCAAGTGAGCTTAGTTTTGAATTTACTAAGTTTGCACCTAGATTTGATAACTTTGTGATACCACCATTTTATGATAATGATGGTGATGCAAATGCAGACGATGGATTTAAAAGTCCAAATGATGGTTTAGCTGATTTAGTTAATAAACAAGTAAACGATAGCAACGATTTACTGACAGATGAAGATATACCATTCTGATGCAGTCAGTAGATTGGCAAAGAATTGCACCTGAGGTTGCATTACAATTACTAGGTGAGCCTAGTTCTAAAAAGTCACATGAATGGCGATATGGAACTCATGGTTCACTAGTAGTTAATATTGATGCTGGAACTTGGTGGGATTTTGAAAACGATTTAGGTGGTGGATTAATAGATTTAATCAAACACATGAATCAAGATGTCAATACAGTTTTAAAACAGTTTGGTTATGACTTAGCATTACAATCTAATGACTCCTTATTAAGTGGTTTTTCTCCCCCTAAAAGTAAAACCACAAGTAATGCTAGGTCATTCTCTCGTGAGCAGATGATTGACCTTTACAAGCAAGCTATTGTGAAGGTCAAGTATGCTGATAACTTTATGGTTTTAAGATTCCCTGAAGGACATTTTATTAAGCAAAAATACGCACCATTTACCCTGAATCCTGATAGTAGTTGGTCTATGAAGCGACCTGAAGGCTCTCTACCTATTTATTACACAAATAAGTACCCTGATAAACCTATTATCATAAATGAGGGTGAGAAGGCTCTACGTGGCTGTGAAGCGATTTATGAGGGTGATAGCTGTACTTGGCATGGTGGAGTCAATAGTTGGGAGAAAGCAGATTGGAGTCCTATATATGGAAGAGATGTAGTTATATTTCCTGACAATGATGAAGCAGGAATGAAGTGTGCAAATGAATTATCTCGATTCTTAAAAGAAAATAACTGTAAGGTTAAGGTTATACAACCACCAGCAGAATTTAATGAGAAGGATGATTTATATGATGCATACGAATCAGGTTATTTTAAAAGTTCAAAGGAGTTAGAGGATTACATAAAGAAAAGCGAAGCAGAACGACCAAAGGGTGCTTTATATTTCCAAACAGTCAATGAGATTATGGAAAAGATGACTGAGCCTGACTGGTTAGTAGATAGGTGCATAGAAAGAGCTACAGTTACAAGCATATATGGAGCACCTAAGAGTGGTAAGTCGTTTATAGCTATTGCTATGGCTTGCTCTATTGCATCAGGTAAAGACTTTTATGGATTTGATACTAAACCATCTACAGTGCTTTATTTAGCTGGTGAGGGACATACTGCTGTTGCTAGACGTATTAAGAGTTATGAGCAGTTCTATAGTAGAAGTTTATCTGAAGCACCCTTATTAATATCAAATAGAGGTTCAAGAATAGGTGATGATGCTGAATTTGCTATGTTGCAAGAAGTTTGTAGAGACATAGAAAGAGAGCATGGTAATGTAGGCATGATTATTGTGGACACTTTAGCTAGAAACTATGGACTCAATGAGAACAGCACTGAGGATATGAACAAATTTATACAGCGTATTGACGAGCTAAAAGAAGAATTCAAAGCATCTATGGTTATTGTGCATCATACAGGTCATGGTTCTAATGGTAGAGCTAGAGGTAGCTCAGTATTACCAGCAGCTCTTGATTATGAATTTAGAGTAGATAGAGATAAGAATAGTGATGATAAAGCTATGCTTGTTACTCTAAAGCAAACATTGGTTAAAGATGGTACGCCTATTGATGATTTATATTTTCAATTCAAAGAACTTACATTGTATGGATATGAGGGTGTTACTTCAGGCGTATTAGCTTTAACTGATGAAAAACCTAAAATTACTACCCTAACACCAGTTAGAGCTGAAACTATAGAAGCTATTGAAGCATATCAATTAGAAAAGAATCTTGATAAACCTATAGATGTTTGGGTTAAAGGAGCTGTTTTATCTGCAATTATGGGTGTAAAACCTGCAACCATGACAACTAGATTAAGAACAATGTTTGACCTTGATTTAATACATTATGATGAAAAACGAGGTTATCAATCAAAAAAATGGGACAATGAGGTATTTTAATATGGTTTGGTTTTGGTTTGGTTTTGGTTTGGTTTTGGTTTGGTTTTTTAGCCAAATTATCAAAAAGTTGGTTGGTTTGGTTTGTATTTCTAATACAACCAACCCAAACCACTATGTAATTCAAGTATTATGACCAAACCAATAAAAACATATTTAGATGAAACTTTAGAACAAAAGTTAAAAGAATTAAGAACTTATGAACTTGATACTTATGTTAAGTGGGGTAATCGAAAACGTATCTTTAAAATGGTAGGTGTCAATTTTGAGATTAAGTTTTGTAGAGCAGAATATATGCTAAAAGAATCTTTACAAAACGATACTGTTCAAAAGAAATTAAAAATGGTTGAGATGATGATAAGAGCTTTTGAGCAATTAAATATTGAATGTGAAAAAAGTGGTTATATACAAATACAACCTAATGCAAGATGTTTTAATTTTGATAACAAGACAGCTTTGATTTGTGATACTGATGCTGATAAACCTGTATTAGAAAAAATACATAAAGATGAAAAGGATATGGTGATATTTAGTGTAGAAGAATTATTAAGATGTTTACCTAAAGATTTTATGCAAGCAAAAGTATTGCTATCTAAATTAGATAAGTCAGTTAATTTTCAGAAGGTTGTGTTTGAAAAAGATAAAAATAAAATAAAAAAAGAGCATAGTGTTGATAAAAAATCATATCAATATCAGGTTCAAGAAAATCTTAATAATTTTGTAAAAATAACGTTAACAGATAATGACATTAACAAAGTTTATGAATTTGCTGAAAATTGGGTTAAAGAGAAAGCCAAAGAGATGCATCATCAAAGTGACCCAAACGCTAGAAAAAAAAGAATTATTACTGGTCATAGTGGTGAATTAGCTGTAGAAAAATATTTAAATAAAAAATTTATTGATTGGACTGTTGGAAAATCTAAAAATTATACTGGTTCAGATTTATCTAAATTAGGTTTGAAATTGGGTGTTAAAACATCATTAAGAGGTAAATATGTTCTAGTTGCAAAAAAAAGTAATGAATCACAAATTATTGTCATAAAAGACTACAATCAAAAAGATTTTTATATTTGTGGAGTAGCTGATAAGAGTATTTTAAATAAATATACTGACGATTCTTTTGTTATTGATGAGAATGCTAAAAAAAGAAAAACAGCTTTTTATGGATATAGATATTTAAAACCAATAAACAAATTAAAAGAGTTTTTAGAAAATGTCTAAGTGGCATGGTGGTAAAGGTTCAAAGCGTAGACCTGAAGATAAGAAAAAGATAAATGCTAACTGGGATAATATATTTAAGAAGGAGAAGAAGGATGCCAATAAAGCTAAAACCAAGTGCAAAGATTAGAGATAGAGCTACAGGTAAGACAACTACTGAGCATTACTATCTGAAGTGTATGACACTGAAAGAACTTAATGATTACATTGAATCACCAAGTGCTAAGAAAAAGGTCATACAAAAATGTAAGAATGAAATAATAAGGAGAAATAAATGAATGACCCAGTCCATCACCCAGCTCATTACAACAACGCTAAAGGTGGCGTAGAGTGTATTGACTATATAAAACAACAATTAGGCAGGGATTTCCCTGCTTATCTTGAAGGTAATGCAATTAAGTACTTGCATCGCCACAAATACAAAGATGCCAATATACAAGACTTACAGAAGTCTGTTTGGTATATTAATAAGTTAATAGAACATTACGAAAACTTATGAAGATAGATAAACAAAAATTAGAACAAAAGATTAAGGAAGGAAAATCATCACATGATATTGCTATGACTTATGATGTGCATCCATCTACTATCAGAAGAAAAGCTAAAGCATTAGGTCTAAAGTTTCAAACACAATCACATTGGAGAAAGGGATGAGAATAGATGTAAGAGATAATATCAAAGAAGTAACAAGAGGTTTGAGTTCAATACAAAAAAAACAAATACCGTTTGCAACTATGCTTGCATTAAATGATACAGCTTTTGCTTTACATAAAACCTTTAAAGCACAAACAAAGCAGAAGTTTGATAACCCAACATCATTTACACAAAAAGGTTTTAGAGTACAAAAAGCAA